AAGCCACTCATTCCAAAGATGGTCGTTAGCGATTTCCGCAGATACTCCCCCGAGGGTTCTCACGCCTCACACGTGTACCCTCATGAATCTAAGAATACGAACTGCATCTTCCGCATTTGTAAAATGACAGACAGTGGTGACTTGGTTCATATCGGCTTCGGCTTTGCCGTCGCTGGTGACCTTCTCACTGCTAATCACAACATTGCTGAGCATGCTGATTTCAAACTCTTTGCCAGTAAGCTTGATAAGCCCAACTCTCATCTACCTCTCTACATTAAGAAGCAGCACCCTGCACTTGATATTGCTGAGGTTACTGTTAGAGGTGGCCAAGCCTTACTCGGCGTCAAGAGTGCGAAGTTAGGTGAGTTTAAATCGGGTTCTGAAGTTACTGTCCTTACCTGGGACGTTAATGACTTCAAATTTGTGGCTGTTCGTGCTTTAAAGTACGAACCTGCTGTCGATCGCTCACCTTACCGTATCTACACGAGATCTTGGACAAAAGCTGGTGACTCAGGACTGCCCGTATTTCAGGGTAGAACTGTCGTCGGCATCCATCTTGGTACCTCAACTAAGATTAGTGCAAACATCCATTGTATCTTACCTAAAGCTGAGCCGAAACGCAGCATGATTTCTAATTATGTCCGCGAATCAGCTATGGCTGAGTTTGACCAGGATGTGGCGAGAGCGCAAGCCTTCGCCAATGCTTTTCGCAAGGCCTCTGAATTGTATGAACACAACAAGAAAGAAGGCGTCCGACACATGTCCTTCCAGGAATGCGTTGAAGTTTGCGAAGAAGAAGTCTATGATGAGTACGGTTATGATGAGGAAACTAAAGTGGTCGAAGAAGATGACCATGATAGCTCCCCAGCACCACCACCACCACGATCATTGATCGTCAAGATGGTAAACTCCCGGTCGCCACGTGGGGCGGTTTTAGAAGTACCACGTTCTTCGAACACCAAAGAGTCACCCACCGTGGCCTTGGTCGAGAAGGATTCTACGCCACTCAACGACGCCTCGAAAACGAAGCTAGAGAAAGAGCTGCCCAGAAACGATCCATCATCAAACTCGCATCAATCCTTGATAGCGACAGAGTCGGTGACCGTTTCGACCCCAGCTCCCTTGAGCAAAAGCGCGAAGCGCCGTCAAGCGATGGAGAAGAGAATAAGACAAGAGCTTTCACGGGAGGCCGACAAGTCATTGGGAGATTCTCAGACCAGTACCGGTCTAAGCAAAGAGAAGCCCGCGTCCCAGACGCAGTAAAGGTTCTTCTCGCCTCCCCACATTTGCGTACAAAACTTGAGGAAATTCAGGAAGGTACAATTGACAAAATTAAATCTTTGCATTTGCCTCCGAAGGGACACATTGTTGAACAGCAGCGAATGGATTTCTATCTAGATCGCGCTGCCCAGACGAGACTGTCACAACGGACGGCGAGAGACAAGGGTCTAAGCAACAATGAGATGGATGTCTACGTTGAAGCGTTAGATGCCCTCTTTTATGATGTCGATGAGTACATTAGTCAGGATATCTTGACAAGAGATAGCTTCGGAAAAGAGTTCGAAGTTCCTCCTGCAATGAGAGAGAGAATTTGGTCTAAGATCAATAAATCCTCCTCACCTGGTTTCCCTTTCGCTGACTACCCTACTAACGAAGATGTTGGTATTGTAACTGCTTTTGAGGCTGTTGAAGAACAGCTCCGAAAGTGGTGGCAGTATCAAGACATTCAACGTCACGAGCAGTTCAAGAACAGTGATAGAGAAGAGCGTTGTAGAATGCTCCTCCGTCTCGGCCTTGCTCCTCCAGCATCTTCGTTCATCAAGGGTGAACCCACTTCGAAGACGAAAGTCGCAAGAGTCATCTACGGCACCTCTTTGATCACTAACATCATCTCTGTGATGTGTTATGGTGGATTTCTCGATGGCCTCAAAGATACTTGGGACGTTTCCGACCACAAGGTTGGACTCGACATGTATACTGAGGAAGGCCTAAAGAAGTTCGAAACATATCTACGAGACCTGTTCAAGGATCAAGAGACCGGTGAACGAGCCAGGGTCATGTCTAGCGATGTCCAAGGTTGGGAGTACCAAGTTAGAGAATGGATGTTCATGAAAAGAATCAGAGCTTACTGTCATGCTATGGATGGAAATTACTATTTCCATAAGTGGCTGATAAGTTACTCTGCCTTCATAGAGATCCACACTTGTGTCATCGATTCAGCCGGTTATGTCCATTGCCTTCCATTCTACATTACCTTTAGTGGTAAGAGAGACACGCATTTCGGTAACTCTTTCGATAGAGCTGCCCTTGCGCGACTCGATGAGGATGAGCCTGTGGACTATGCTTTCGCTTGTACAAA